TGGAGATCAAACTATTTCCCGTTTCTTAGTCGCCCCGGTGTGCGATGATGGAACTCTCTGAGAGGAGAACCCGTCATGGCCAATACGTTTGCGCCCAGCGGCTTTCTACAGTATCAGGGTGGTGCAGGTGGCGCTCCGACGTTCGCCCAATCCGTCCGCCGTATTGCTTCAGGTAATACGACCGCTATCTTCACTGGTGACCCAGTACAGCCCGTAACCTCGACCGCAACTGGCTATATCACACAGGCAACCGCCGGTGGTTCCGTTCAGCTTGCAGGTATCTTTGTCGGTTGCAAATATCTTAGCACGTCCCTTAACCGCGTTGTCTGGTCTGCTTATTGGCCAGGTTCGGGCGCCACGGGCGACGTCGAAGCTTATGTGATCGATGACCCGGCATCCCGCTTTATCGTTCAGTCTTCTGGTACGGGCTTCCCTGTCACGGGTACGGCTACGTCTCAGACGTCTGGCGTACAGGGCCAGCTTTGCACGTTTGCTTATTCCACGACTGGCGCGACCTCTGGTAACGCTAACGGTGGTAACAACGCAACGGGCCGTTCGACGGCTTATGTCAACGCTACCGCAACCACGAATACTTCGCCTTTCATCATCGTCGACTATGCCGTTTCGTTCGGCAATGGTGGCGATCAAACCACGCAGTACTGCAACTTGGTCGTTGGCTTCAATAACGAAGTCTGGCGTTCGAACTCTGCTGTAACTGGCATCTCGTAAGGAGTAGAGTGTCATGGCTGTTAATCTAAGTCAGATCAAAGACCTTCTCCTCCCCGGACTCCGTGGCATTGAAGGCAAGTACGAGATGATCCCATCTCAGTACGACAAAATCTTCACGAAGCATGATTCCAAGCTTGCCTTGGAACGTACCGCTGAACTTCGGTTCCTCGGTCTCGCACAGCTCAAGACCGAAGGTGGCCAGACCTCCTTTGATTCGGGCGCTGGTGAGCGTTTCGTGTACAACCAAGAGCACACCGAAATTGGTCTCGGATATGCCATCACCCGCAAAGCGATTGATGACAACATCTACAAGACGCAATTCCATCCATCGAACCTCGGTCTTGTGGAAGCTTTCCAGCAGACCAAGGAAATCTATGGCGCCTCGGTATTGAACAACGCCCAGACCTACAACGCTGCTGTTGGCGGTGACGGTGTTGCTCTCTGCTCGACGTCCCATCCAATTGACGGTGGTTCGGTTGCCAACACGCCTACAACTCAGGTTGATCTTAACGAAGCCACCTTGCTGAATGCGATGATCGCAGTTCGCACGAACTTCCGCGATCAGGCTGGCTTGAAAGTGTTTGCCCGCGCTCGCAAGTTGATTGTTCCGCCACAGCTTGAACCAGTTGCAATCCGTCTCACGAAGACTGAATTGCGTCCAGGCACGGCAGACAACGACGTCAACGCGATCCTTACGACTGCCGGCGGCTTGTCAGAAGGCTACATGGTCAACGACTTCTTGACCTCTTCATATGCTTGGTTCTTGCTCACGAACATCGATGGCTTGTCGTATATGGAGCGTGTTCGCTTCGAAACCGATATGCAAGTCGACTTCGTGACTGACAACTTGCTTGTCAAGGGTTATGAGCGTTATTCGTTTGGCTACTACAACTGGCGTTCGATCTACGGCTCGTTCCCAACCTCGTAAGGAGAAGGCACTATGGCTGATACCGCATTCTCCGGTCCAATTATTGTGTTTGGGCAAAACCCAACACAGCCTTCGGACTACAATCCTGATCTAGGCTCCTCGCTATTTTATGCGGGGGGCGGCATCCTTGATCCACGCCAACCATTCACCTATCTCCCTGGTGAAGCACAGTCGGCGCAGGATTTCGGATGGTATGGCTTCAGTGACATCGTTTCGTTCACTGGCGTTCCATATACAAACGCAGCGGCAGCCATTGTGGCTTCTGCAAACCCTACGAGCGCAACTCTTACGCTCGTTTCGACTAACTCCGCGACCACTGGCGTTTATTATTCGACCACGTTTACGCGTTCGGATACTGGCGCTACGGATACGGTTCTTGCACTTGATGCTTATGCTTCAGTCACTGCTTCGGCAACGAACGGTATTCTGACGGTTACGGCAAACAGTGGTATGCCAATCGGTCCTGGCATGGTTCTTCTCTCGTCATCTACGTCGGTAACGGGTGGAACTCTTGGTGCAACTTCTGGCGTCTATATCGGTTCTCAGATCACGACGACAGGAACTTCATCAACGGTTGGGGTCGGACAAACTGGTACTTATCAGCTCAGTCAGAACGTAACTTTCACGTCTGGTACAGTCACTTTGGCTTATCCAAACGTGCAACAGTGCGCTATTCCGACGAACATCCAGTCGCCATCAATTTGGCTTTGGAACCCAATGGCTATGGTTAGCCGCGCAGTAAGCATTACTGCCGCAGCAAGTGCTACCTACGCAACCGCAACGGTTAACGGCTACGATGTCTACGGATATCCAATGTCGGAAGCCATTACGATTTCGGCAGGTAACGCTGTCAACGGTAAGAAGGCGTTCAAGTATATCAAGTCTGTAGTGCTTTCGGGCGGTACGGCTGATACGACCCACGCTTATTCCGTTGGTACAACTGCAATCGTTGGTCTTCCTGTCCGTTCGGACACGGCTGCTGAAGTTGTGGTAAACTCCGGTAACTCTCAGACTACTTTGAGTGTTAACACGGGCTTTGCTGCAAACGGCTTCTTACCTGCTGACCGTACTACACCGTCCGCCACAACGGGCGATGTCCGTGGCACGATTGATCTTGCGAACGCTTCGGGAGTCAATCTTACGCCGTCCACTGGCACGAACAAATATTCGTTCCGCCAGATCCCACAGGCCTACAATGTTCAGTCAGCGACTGGCTTGTTTGGTCTTACCCAGTACTACAACTTTTAGGAGTGAGCCATGAAGGGTCACAAAGGACATCACCACGCACATGGCGGCATGGCTCACCACGCTGCTAAGCATCGCAAGCAGGGCGGCAAAGCAGAGTCGCCAATGAAGGGCGTCAACGAGGCCGAAATGGACCTCCACGACAACCCAATGGAGTACAGCCACGGCAATCCTGAAAAGGAAGCCGAGGCTATGGGTGAGCGCAAGCACGGTGGTCGTGCAAAGCGTAAGCACGGCGGTCACGTTGCTCACAAGCACGTGCCAATGCACGGCGAACACGCTCATCACCATGCTGGCCGTAAGCCTCGCAAGTCCGGTGGTCGTGCAGGATCTGATGTAAATCCGTTTACGTCAGCTCATTACGGCACTGCACCAAAGGGCCATAAGCTTGAAAAAGAAACGATGGGTTCTGACGTTTAATCGTTAACCCGTTGGACTAAGTTTGACGGGGGCCATCGCGCCCCCGTTTTACTAAAAGGGGTTGTAAATGACTGCTGCATGGACACGTTCTGAAGGTAAATCGCCGTCTGGCGGATTAAATGAACGCGGTAGAGCTTCTGCCCGCGCTGAAGGCCATAACTTAAAGGCGCCAACCAAAGACGCCGATAATCCGCGTCATAAATCATTTTGCGAGCGAATGACCGGGATGAAACGTAAAATGACCGGTGCTGCCGCTGCCGCTGATCCTGATAGCAGGATCAATAAATCACTCAGAAAATGGGGATGTTAAATGGCGGAAAAACCGTTTTGGGATAAAGATTTACCCAAAGGCCACCATACAAAGCACTTGTCGCATAAGCAGGAACAAAGTGCTAAAGCTAGAGCTAAGGCTGCGGGTAGACCTTGGCCAAATCTCGTCGACAACGCCGCTGCGGCACGGAAAAAAGGTAAGTAATTATGACCACCTTTACATCAACGGGCGCTGTTAATCAGTCCATTACTCGCGTTGGCGCATATGAGCCATTTGAGCTTCAGGTGTCTCGCGGTCAAATTAGTTTGCATTCGACTGTTAGCATTTTTGGCTATCAGGCAGCTATTCCTACGTCAGGTTTTATTCCAGTTTGGGAAAACGCCACAACCTACGCCTATCCTGCTTCTGCAATTACAATGACGCTTCTTAGCTCATCGTCATCGGATGCTGGTGTTTCGGTTTTAATCAACGGTCTTGACGCAAATTATTTGCCCATTTCCGAAACTATTACCTTTACGGCGGGTAATTACACGGGTGCAAATACGACCAATAGCTATTTCCGCATCAATAGCATGATTGTTACGGCAGTTCCTTCGGCAGGATCATCCAATGTTGGAACAATCAAGCTTCAGGATACTGGCAAAACCATTACTTAT